CCTTTAGTAACAGATTTAACTAGGCTACCTAAGCCATACATTTGTCTTGGTTGTTGCATACGTGATATTGCCATAATTATATTATTTAAACTAGTTTAAGGCAGGTATATTAACCTGTAATATCGTACTTTATTTGATTTTTTTGTCAACGTCAACACGTTTTAAACCGGTCAACATATCATAAAATCGACCACAATATTGATGGTCACCTACATGGGTTATATAATCCATTGCATAGATGTATACTTTACCACCTATATCTGTCCACCTTTGACAAAATCCAAAGTCTTCACCAAAGTATCGTTTAGTCTCTATATCGTGTAACGTATCAAATAAATTGTAAAAGTTTTCTTTTTTAGTTTCTTTACCATTAATTACAGTCGGTTGATATATCTCTAATTCAGGATGTTTTTCAATAAGTTTTTCTATAACAGTTCTTTTAATCAGCATACAACCCGTTGGAGCATGAGTTACTTCTATAACTCCATTATCCATGATTAATTCATTCTTACCTATTTTAATTGGATACATATATCCTGCAGGTAATAAATCTTTCTCGGACTTTACCATATCTGTTTCATGTATTTTTCTCCATATTTTTTCGGTATCAAATGTCTTCATTGGATATGGACATGCAATAATATCTTTATCTGCTTCTAACATTTTAAATATAGTTTCTGAATTAAAATCAATATCAGAATCAATAAACAATAAATGATCATACTGATCTTCATGATTTAAAAACTCCGCTACACATAAGTTTCTACCCTGTGTAACTAATGATGATTTTAATAAACTAAAACTTAGAAGTATGTTTCGTTTCATACACTCTAATTGAAATTTCAGCACCGCCTGTGTGTAATGCATAGATACTTCACTATGACATGGTGTACATACCATTATTTTATATTTAGGTTTTGCACCTAAATTTATTTCTGTATAATTAGAATTAACTTGCTCTAATTTTTCTGTTTGATAAGTATCTGGATTAGGTGAAGTTTTCTTTTCTTGATTAAACCAAATGGGTTTATTGTTTTGCATTTATCGCTCCTTGTAAAAATCTAGTCCAACTAATTCCTTTTATCTTCCAATTATAAAATCTATTTACATAATCTTTTTGTACTTTTAGGTAATCATTTATTTCTGGATTTTCTAAAGATTGAGCTGCAACTTCAATACCTTCAGCAAACTTCATAGCTAAACTTTTATAGTTATTTGAATAAGGCACATACATTGGAAACTCAGCTCCTGTTTCATATAAAGCGCCAAAGTTTGTAGTCACACAATATAAACCTGCAGCCATTGCTTCTAATAAAGATATACAAAATGTTTCTTCCCAAATACTAGGATAAACAAATAATCTATAATCTTTTAAATGTTCTTTAATATATTCATTTGGTTTATATCCAATGTAATTTACATTAGGGAGTTGTTTAGCTTGATCATATAATTCTTGATAGTGTTTATCATTAGCTTCATGAAAACCTTTACCATACACTTCTGTTGATGAATAAACATCTAAAGTAATTAATGGATTCTTTACTAATTGCATTGCACCTAACAAAACACTTAATCCTCTCCAAGGTGTACAGTGATGAATAATTTTTATTGGATCACCTTTTTTATAAGTAGTTACAATAGGTTCAATATTTTCTATACCATTTTTAATTACCAAACATTTTTCTGTTGGTAAATCAAACATCATTCTAAATTTTTCAAAGTTCCAATTAGAATTAAATACATACCAATCATACTTATCGTGATTAGATTTATCTTTAAACCATGGAGCCAGATTTGGTTGATCATAAGAATTTTTTTGCCACAGTATATTTACTTTAGTTGGATGTAATGGAATTTTTTCTGGTACAGATGTTGTTATTTGTACTTGATCTAATAATTTTGGATCAACGTGTTTTCTTAGATATTCAAATTGAAGCTCTGTTCCGCCTCTAGGATTTTGGTTTGTCATTTTTTTGATTCATTACTTTCTGAAATACTTGTAGACCTTTATTGGTAACTTGCACGGTGACATCTTCTACAATGTCAGGTCCTTCTATTTTTTCTTTAGATACTTCTCCTGTCTTCGTATTTCTATAAGTTGTTATAGTTGTACACTCTATTTTTGGTATGTCTTTATCCATTTTCTTGCGATCTATCTATCAGAAGATAGCTCACTTGTCCAGATGCTTTATTAGCAACGTTAGCTTGTACTTTTAATATATCTCCTGCTTCCATGTTAATAACATCTTTTGCAAAATTTTCTGTAGTTTTATTTAAAAGTTTATGAGCTATCTCGACATCAGAACCTCCTGATTTTTTTAGAAATACATCTATATCAACATTGGTATTATCTATTACACATGTTTGTACTGATTTTAAAATAGCAATTGCTGATGTAGATATAGTTAACACAGTTGTTAAATTAGTTGTTGTTAAATCAAATGTTTCGCTTTTATAAAAATTTGCCATTATCCAAAAAACCAGTTTTTCTGGTCTTCCTCATTTTTTAAATCTTGTTGAAAAGAAAAGTTTAATTCAGTTTTAATAGTATCGACTGCACGAAGAATTTGTCTTTGGTTTTCAACATCGTATTCTTCTTTTGGTTCTGGTATGTATGAAGTTATTTTAGCCATTATGAATAATCACTGAAGCTGCCAGCGTCATTTACTGAGCTTCCAAATGTGCCTCCTGATGGAGCATCAAAACTACTTCCTGCTCCACCTCCTCCTATATCACCAGTATCTACTTGTTGACCGGCTATTATTTGTTTTTGTTTTAATGCGCCTCTTCTTGCAGCTTCTTCTCTTGCTCTTTTGTCTCTTAGTTTTTGAAAAAATTCTGCTCCAGTTGTTGATTGTCCAAACATTGTATTTCTAAATCTTTGATTTAAAGATTGTATACCTTCCAATGCTCCTCTACCTGTATTCATTAAAAATGATGCACCTGGAACTGCAAAACCAATTGCTGTTCTAAGTAAATCTGCAAGTCCTCCTTTTCGTCTAGCTCCTTCTACGTCCTCTTCATTAGCTACACCAAAAGAAGTATCTATATTTGTTGGACCATAGTAATCGTTAAAAGGTTGAGCAACTGTTGTTTTACTAACTGAAGGAGTTGAAGGATATCCAAAATCTGAAGTCACACCAAAGTCATTTACTTTAGCTGGACGAAAACCAAAATTACCTATTAAATCTAAACCTGTTTGTATTCTATTACTTAAAGGAACTGCAGCTCCCATTGCTCTTTGAATCATTGTTGAAGGTATTTGTTCTGCAGCAACTGCTTTTGCAAATTCACTCATAGTAGGACCAACAGGAGTTTCCATGTAGTCATATATTCTACCATAACCAGTTGGCATGTCATAATTTTGTTTTGCTCTTTGTGCTGCTTGTGTAATATCATGAAATGGACTTGCACCAAAAGCAAGTGCAGGCGCTGCAAGTTCTGCAATTGCGGCTGCAGGTTTTCCAAATGATCCTAAACCTTGTTGAAGCGTATTACTCATTAATTCTGTTGCTGCTCTATTTGCATTTATGTTATAATCCATTCTACTTGGAGAAGTGGTATAATAACCTCCAGGACCATAAACTTGATCTGTATAAGATTGATAATTTCTATTAAATGCGTCTAAGATACTCATTATCGTCTACCGTCTGGTTTTATATCTACTCTTAATGTTCCATAACGCCAAGTTTCACCTATAGCGTCATTTTCAATTTTGATTGCAAGAAGCCTGCCTCTTGCTCTAGTGTCCACCTTATCAGTAGAACTTGTAATTGTAAAGGGGCCAAGAGGTGAACTTGATGCGGTATCACTTGGATAGTTATTTAATAGTAAAGTAATCTTTGAATTACCGGTCAATACCTTAAAATCTGGTATAAATCTACTCATGGACATAATAAACTCACCATCTCCTCTTAAATCAGCAAGACCAGTTGTGCCCCCTAAAGCACTTCTACTTGCGGATATATCAAAGTCTCCAGATTGAATAAATGCATCAATAGAAGTTGTACCTGATGAATTGATTTGATCGGTTCCGGTTTCATGGGCATAATAAGTTGATGCTCCATATTTTGCAGTAATTCCTTGTATTGGGAAATTAGGTACAGCTGTTGAATTATATTCAGTTGCATACGGTAAATCAAATACACCTGCATCTGTATAGCTAGTTCTAGCTAGTGATGAAGTTGTCCAACAGTTTTCTCCGTAGTTAAATGTAACACATCTATCAATTTGATCAGATCCGTTTTTTGCATAAAACCAATTTACTTCATTATATAAAGTATTATGTTCTGCATATATAATCTGACCTGCATCATAATTTAAACCTAAATTATCTCCCGTAGTTGTAAACACAAAGTCTTCAACTAAACATGGTATAGATTTAACGGTACCATCATACATAAAAAATCCACCTTCACCGGACATCCAAAAGACAACACCATTAGAATACGTCAGCGCATGCTGACCAATTAATCCGCAGTTTGTACCAACTTGTTTAACTGAAAAAGTAAATGGTGGACCAACGAATTGAATAACATATGCAGAACTATCTGTTAATACTAAAGTATAATCTTTACCAGATACTGCTCCTACAATAACGTTTCCTTTATCAAGTCTAAATGTTCCTGCTGTATTTGTTGCAGTTGGAGCATAAGTATTAAAATCTTCTTGATCTGAAAATCTTATAAACATTGGATCTTGTTTTGATGGATCACCAATGGTTGTTTCTG